ATCAAATCTATCCCGTCACATATCTCGGTCCGTCAAATCAACAAAGGAATGATTGAAGGCGTAGAACCTTACGAGTATGAGGACGAAGCTCCACCTGCGGAAAAAGAGGAAAAAGCCTCCAAAGGCAAAAGCAAAAAGGACAAGGAAGACAAAAAGGAAAAGCCTGCCGGCAAAAAGGGTAAAAAGGCCAGCAAAGAAAAAGAAGTAGAAGAGGACGAATGGGACGACGAAGACGAAGCTACCGAAGACGGCCCGGACTTCTCTAAAATGTCACAGTCGGAGCTGAAAGAAGCCGCTAAAGAACTGGGTTGCAAAATTAAAAAAGGTATGACCAAAGCTGACGTGGTTGCTATGCTGGAAAAAGCTGCTGGTAAAACTGAAGACGACGAAGACGACGAAGACGATGAGGACGACTGGGACATCTAATTAACTAAGGGGCTAGGGCTATTCTTAGCCCCTTTTCATAAATTTAAGGGGAGGAAGGCATGAAGTTAGAAGATATATTACATATGAAAATAGATGATGATGAAAGTCTTATCAAGTTGCAGAAGGCAGTCTTGAAGACAAAATGGTTCAGGCGATTCGAAGCGGATGAGCTCACCCTAGAAGTGTTAGAAGAGGGGTATAAAAAAGTAATTAAAAAGTACCCTGTTAGAATTGCTTATATTAATTCAGCCTCGGAAAAAGCGTGGTCATTTATGATAAAAGAAGTTGTTGAGCATCAACACGTTTATACAATTATTGCACAAAACTTATATGAAGGCATGTGCAAATCTATTTTAGTTTTATATGGCTACATAGAGCTAGGTAAGATGTTCGACTCTGAAAGGAAAGTTGATATATGGAAATAATAAAAGCTTTTACTGATGGTGCTTGTAGTGGCAATCCTGGCCCCGGTGGGTGGGGCGCTATCATTTTAATTCCTTCAAAAAAGAAGAAATATCATATTTCAGGTTATGAGGCTGATACAACAAACAACCGCATGGAGCTTAAAGCAGCAATAGAAGCGATAAGGTTAGCAACAGAGCAAAATGCCGATGATATCCATATATTTTCAGATAGCGCTTACGTTGTTAATGCCGTAAAGCAGAATTGGTTGTTAGCATGGGCAAAAAATGGCTGGGAAACAAAAGCAGGTACTGATGTAAAAAACAAAGATTTGTGGCTTGAATTATTTAGCCTTGTTTATGGCAAAATAAGTTGTAGCTTTTACAAAGTAAAAGGCCATAGCGGAAATAAATACAATGAAGAGGCTGATAGGTTAGCAAAAATGGAAATTGAAGCAAACGCTTAGGGAGGGAATAGCTTGAAAGCAAAGATATTATCAGTTTTACTTTTATCAGGAATCATACTTTTTGCATTACATACAGTTGATAAAAACGTACAAGAGCAAATTGCGTCATATAACAAGCCAATCGAGGTTATGCAGGAAGTTGAAAGTTTACCCGAGGTTGTAGAATCATCTGAGAGTGAAGTTTTTATTGCAGACATATATTATTATTGCTCATGTGAAAAATGTACAGGTAAATCATTTGGCAACCCCTCGAGAGGAATAACGGCTAATGGCAGGTTAGCAAGGGAAAACCACACAATAGCGATGGACAACCGTTTCCCGTTTGGTACATTGGTTGAAATTGATGGTAACCTCTACGAGGTTGAGGATAGGGGACAGTCAATTCAAGGAAACAAGATTGATATCTATATACCAAATCATCAAGAGGCTCTCAGAATGGGACACAGAACCTCAGAGGTTAAAATAATTAGATGGGGTCAGGGGGCGGAATAAATGCAAATAAGCGAAAAGTATTTCGAAAGGACATTCAAAGCTGCTAAGTCAAAGGACGCTTATATGAAAGTTTGCAAGTGGTTGGCAATTAATATTATTTCAAACAAACATCTTCACGACTCAACGTGGAAAATAAGTAAAGTCAAGGAAACACCGAATTGGACCAAGTTTAAGTTAGAGCTATTCTGTACATTAGACGATGCTGAAATAGCTGATAGGTTTTGTAATACATGCAAAGACATGCACTCATCATTTTTTATTAACGAGGAATACAATTGCAGTAGATGCAACATGATAACCTTTAGGAAAAGGCTAAAGGAATCACTAGATGTAAAGACTACATACAGACAGCAAAGGATGCAAGATGACTAAATTTAATGCAAATAGGTAGGGAAAGTAAAAGTTCTCTACCTATTTTGTGTATAAAGGCAGGTGGAAAAGGTGAAAAAGGACAGGAGAACTACAAGGCAATATATTCGTGAAGGTGATAACGCTTTATATCTTGAAGAAGACGAAGAGGAATTGCTAGGTTTATCAAGGAAAGAAGTTGTAGCACCGCTTACTGAAAAGGAACGCAAATTTTGTGAGTATTATGTTCACAATTTTAACATTAAAACAGCAGCTATAAAGGCAGGATATACAACCTCATCTGCCAATGTGATGGGCTGGGCTATACGTAAAAAGTACGCCGTAAACAGATATATTTGTTGGCTGAAACTAAGGCTCAGTAAGGAGCTGCATATATCAGCGATGGATGTTGTCGATATGTATGCTAGAATAGCTTTTGCAGACATGGCTGATTTTGTAGATATTACTCCAACTGGCAGAGTGAAAGTTAAGCCAGCTGAATACTTAGATGGTCAAATAATTCATAGGTTAAAAGAAGGCGTACAGGGCATAGAAGTTGAGTTAGAAGACCGAATGAGAGCATTACAAAAGATAGAGGATTATTTTGACATAATGCCGGCTGACTGGAAACAAAAGATAGAAGAACGCAAGGTCGCAATAATGGAAGAACGGTTAGCTATGGACAAGGAAGATAGGGCAACCCAGAAGTTTGAAGACGATGGATTTATCGAAGCTTTAACAGGCGTAGCCGAAGAGATATGGGATGACGAAGACGATGCATGATTATTGGGTTGTAAATAAGGAAGCACTTGCTAGAGCATTAGAGAAGTTTGATGAAAAAGAGCAGAAAGATATAAAAGAGATGACAAAAGAACTTGAAAAGGAAATGGAGGATGAAAATGGATAATTTATCATTATTGGAGGGCATACAAGCTACTGCTGAATACATAAGAGGAATGTACGAAGCATACGTTAGCTATGGCTTTACTGAAGAGGAGGGCTAATAAAAAATGAAAATAATTAACGCATCCGTAGAAGTTTTAAGCCCTAAATGTTTACTGCAGGGAATTGAAATGATGGAACTTACTGAGATGGCTGGGAGAGTATGCTACAAATCTGATAAAAAAGGGGAGGACGAAAAAGAAACCGCCCGTTTTATCAATAAAATAATAAATAACGGCCACCATTCAGTACTAGAGCATATCACAGCTACAGTCAAGTTTGTTTGACAGGGGAGTGAGCCACGAAATAGTACGCCACAGACTAGCGGCATACAGTCAGGAATCAACTAGGTATTGCAACTACTCACAAAAGCGGTTTGGGAACGAAATAACCGTTATAAAGCCGTTATTCTTTGACGAAGGCTCAGACGAATACGCAGTATGGGAAAACAGTTGCAAATTCTCCGAGGCATCATATTTTGCGTTATTGGAATTAGGTTGTAATGCCCAACAGGCCAGAAGCGTATTACCCAACAGCTTAAAAACAGAGATAGTAGTAACTTACAACATTAGAGAATGGAGACATTTTTTTAATTTGCGCTATTTAGGCACCACAGGAACACCACACCCACAGATGAGGGAAGTAGCCGGTATGGCTCTTGAAAAACTTAAAAATGTAATCCCTATAGTATTTGATGACTTTGTATAAGGGGGAAATATAAATGGGAATAAGAACTCCAAACTCAAAGGTAATAACAGGAGACACAGTTAAAATAGCATCAGCTGGCTTTCAAGTACCGCTATGGGCTGTTGGTATGGAAGGAACAGTTGAAAGAATAGGTAGAGAAGGCGGGGTTATAGTCAACTTAGGCTACAGAGCTAAAAGAAAATTCATAACAGCTAAACAAGAACAAGTAATACTTGTAAGAGGCATAAACTTTGTCCCCGGTGGCAAGGTTTACGACGAACAGGGCAACTACAGGAGAGAACGAAGGAAGGTTAAAAGGAATGCTAACACATAAGGGCACAGACTACTTAGGATTGCCAGTAGGTGGGCAATATTTGGATAAGGGAAGCAAAGCAGTAAATAAAAGGTAGTTGATACTATGAAAGTACAAATTAAAAGACCAGCTTTCAGATTCGTTCCGTTTAGCAATAAACAAAAGAAAGTGTTAACGTGGTGGATTGAAAACGTCAGCCCTTATGCAGACTATGACTGCATCATTGCAGATGGTGCGATTAGGTCCGGAAAAACGCTTACCATGAGCCTATCCTTCGTTGTCTGGGCCATGGAGAGCTTTAGTTTTAGTAACTTTGGCATGGCTGGGAAGACAATTGGTAGTTTCAAAAGAAATGTTTGGATACTTCTAAAGTTAATGTTAGCAGCAAGAGGGTACAAAACAAGGAAAATACCTGATACTGATAGCAACAATGCTTATGCCATTTCAAAGGGAGAGATAGAGAACTATTTCTACATCTTTGGTGGCAAGGACGAAAGAAGTCAGGACTTAGTACAAGGCTTTACAGCAGCTGGCTTTTTCTTTGATGAAGCAGCTTTAATGCCAGAGTCTTTTGTCAATCAAGCAGTAGGTAGATGTTCAGAAGAAGGAGCTAAAGTATGGTTTAACTGCAACCCGGAAGGCCCTTTCCACTGGTTCAAACTAGAATGGATAGACAAGCTAGCAGAAAAGAATGCCTTCAGGATTCAGTTTAATATAGACGACAATCCTAGTTTGAGTGAAAAGAGAAAAGACTTCTACAAGCGGATGTTTTCGGGAGTCTTCTACCAGAGGTTTATTTTAGGCCTATGGGTGCTAGCTGAGGGCATTATTTATGATATGTTCCGGAAGGAGGAGCATGTAGTTCCAACAGAGCCAAGACAATATTCATCATTTTATATTTCGATAGACTACGGCACTCAGAACCCAACTGTATTTGGTAAATGGGGGTCGAGAGGAAACGTTTGGTATAAAGTAGACGAATACCACCATAGCGGCAGAGAGGGAATGCAGAAAACAGATGAAGAGTACTACAGGGACTTAGAAAAATTCGTAGGTGCTGACGAAATAAAAGCTATAATCATAGACCCTAGCGCAGCAAGCTTTATTACTCTTGTTAAAAAGAGAGGCAGGTTTAAGGTACAAAAAGCAAAGAACGATGTGTTGCAAGGGATAAGGAATACAAGCTCTGCAATTAAGCAAAAGAGAATACTATATAATGATTGTTGTAAGCATACCTTCGAAGAGCTAGCGGCTTATTGTTGGAACCCAAAAGCATCGGAGAGGGGAGAGGACAAACCCCTTAAAGAGCATGACCATCACATGGATGCAGATAGATACTTTGTTAATACAATAATCTACGGAAGGCAGCCTTTGCAAGCTGTATCAAGTTTAGCAGGAAGGAGAGAGGGAAATGTTTGATGTGTTGAAAGAATTGGCATTAACAGATAATCAGGTAACAAGTCAAATACTAGAGGACTTAATAGGCGAACATGCAGTGACAAAGGCAAAAACATTAGCTCTTTACGAGCGTTATAAAACATCAAGAGTACCAGTATTCGATAGGGTGTTTGATGACGAAGGAAAGATTAACCGGAAACTCAACAATAGCTTCGACAGTGAAATAGTAGATACTAAGGTAGGGTATTTCATAGGGCGCCCTATCAGTTATCAAATAGACGAAGAGCAGGACAACTCAGAAGCCCTTGATAAGGTAGTGCAGAATTTTAATTTAAGGTCTGATATAGCTGACTTGGATGCTGAAACGGTTAAAGTAGCAACCATTTGCGGTTATGCAGGGAGGCTGCTTTATATTGATGTAGAAGGCGAAGAGAGAGCAATGCTGCTTTATCCGTGGGAAACAATAGCCATTTATGACCGCTCAATCCACGAGTTGCAATATGCTATGCGGTATTATACGATAACGGCCAAGGAAGGCAAGGAGACGAAAGAGCTTATTCGAGTAGAGTGGTACGACAGAGAGAACGTAACGTTTTACATTGAGAGTAGAGACGGGCAAGGATTTGTATTAGATGATACAGAACCGGTTAACCCCAAGCCACATTTATTCGACGAAGTGCCGGTAGTCATGTTTGTAAATAATGATGAGCAACAGGGCGACGCAGAGAAGGTTTTGGAGTTAATTGACGCCTACGACCGTGCTATATCTGATGTTAACAGCGAGATAGAAGAGTTCAGATTGGCCTATATGTTATTCTATGGTTATTCTATTGACGAAGAGATTATCAAGCAGGCTAGAAAAACAGGAGCCTTTGGTCTTGATGTAAAAACAGAAGGCGTAGGGGTGGAGTTTTTAACTAAGCAGCTAAACGACCAAGCAATAGAGAACCATTTGGACAGGTTGGAGGCAAATATTTTAAGGTTTGCTAACAACATAAACATGACAGACGAACAGTTTGCAGGTAACGCCTCGGGGGTGGCGATAAAATATAAACTCACCCCACTGGAGAATAAATGCGTTATATTAGAGCGTAAAATGACAGCAGCATTAAGACAGCAGTTTAAAATACTTTGTACTGCGTGGGCCAAAAAGGGAATCAACTTAGACTATCTCAATGTATTCTTTAGTTTTAAACGCAACCTGCCGGTAAACATTTCGGACGAAGCGGACAGCACTGGCAAACTTAAAGGCATGGTCAGCGAGAAGACAAGGCTTTCCCTTCTTTCTTTTGTTGATGATGTCGAATGGGAAATAGAGGAGATGGAAAGAGACTCCGAAGGAATGATAGTTTTAGATAATTTTAATTTTGATGAAGAGGAAGAGCCAGAGGAAGAGGAATAAGCTATGGCCAAGGAGTTAACGAAGGACGAAAGAATAATAGTTAGAGGGTACAAAGAGGGCCTTAAGAATATCCGCAAGGACATCAATTTGTTATATGAAAAGCATGCTAAAGACGGAAAGCTTTCGACAGCTGATTTGAGTAAATACAATAGGCTTACCAATCTGGAAAAGAATATAGCAGATAATCTTAAAACCGCTTATGATGTACAGGTAAGAACAACCAAGAAGGCTGTAAAGGGAGCTTTTGAAAGTGCTTTCTATTATGGTACATTCGAGTTAGAGCAGGAAGCCAAAATGAATTTGATGTTCGGCTTGCTTAAAAAGGAAGCAGTTAATGCTGTAGTAGAAGGGCCGAATCGATGGCCACAAATAGCTAAAGGACATACTAAGCTGACTAATGCTAAAATAAGGGACCAAATAATGCAAGGAGTAGTACGGGGTAAAGATGCTGGGCAGGTAACAAAAGCCATAGCTAAGGAGATGAATATAGCAGCGTCTAAAGCCTGTAGAATCGTAAGGACCGAAACACATAGGGCACAGAATCAAGGCAGTCTAGATAGCTACACAGAGGCATATAAAAAAGGAGTATTAATTCAAAAGGTCTGGGTGGCTACATTAGATGACAGGACGAGAGATAGTCATAGAGTAATGGATGGACAAGTCGTTGAGGTATATGAGGACTTTATTATGCCCGGTGACATTAAAGCCTCAGCCCCCGGATTAAGCGGTAGCGCCTCGGGAGACATTAATTGTAGGTGCACTATAAGAGCTGAAGTCGTGGGCTTCACGCCTCAAGCTAGAAGGGCCAGAGGCGATGGCATAATACCTCAACAAACATATCAGCAATGGGCTAAAAGTAAAGGAATACCATTCAATAAAGATATGGCTGATGAAGTTAAAAAGCTGTTAGAGGCAAGAGGACAAACAAAGCTTGAGGACAAATTAAAAGAGCATATCGGAGAGATAACTTCAAAGCTTGCGAAGTATAAGATTAATTTTGATAAAACTTATAGCGGCATTTGGAAAGATTCAGTAAAAGTAACAGACTATCCCGACAAGAAAGACGCAGTTGCAGAAAAAATAAAATATTTTAATGACCATATTATATTGGCGTCCTCCGGTGATGATGCGGCGAAATTTAGAGAGCTTCTTAAGTTAACTGAAGAGTTCGAAAAGCAAGGCAAAAAATATTTAAAGCATCAAGTTGCTATTGAAAAGCTTTTGAGAGAAAAAAGAGACATTACTAAGGAACTAAGAAAAAATATTTCAGTTGATTTAAGCAGATATGACCAACAATACAAAGACACAGCATTTTGGTTTAAGGAAAGAAAAGCTGCAGACAAAGTATTGAGGGCCCAAACTGGGGAAGTGTGGAACGATCTATCAAAAGAAGAGCGAGAGGCGTTATATCAATATACCGGAGGCTCTGGTAAATTTAATAGGCCCCTAAGAGGATATGAGGACAGTTGGAAAAATTATAAAGGTATTGGCCAAGTAGATTTAAATTATGAGGGCGCGAAAGAAATGATCGAAGTGGCTACAAAAGCTCTTAATAAAAGCAGTTATGATTTTGATATTTGGTTGCAAAGGGGAGTCGAATCTGCTGATGGTGCGGCTGGCTTTTTGGGCATTAGCACCAACCAATTAACTTTGTCAGAAAAAGAGCTTCAAGATTTGCTGTTAGACAAGGTAGTCAAGGACGAAGCTTTCCTGTCAACAGCCGCCTGTAAAGGCTCAGGATTTAGCGGGGATCTTGTCGTAAATGCTTATGCACCCCGGGGAACTAAAATGATTTATGCCGAGCCATTTAGCCGCTATGGGCAAGGCAGTAAATTAGCATGGGACGGGGTTGCCAGCCAATCCTTTTTTGGAAGTGAATTCGAGGTAATAATACAAAGGGGGAGCAGCTACAAGATAACAAAATTAGAAAAAGTGGGTAGCAGAATATTCGTTGATGTTGATGTGTTTTCTCCTGAATTGTAATTTTTATTTACTTAATTCTGTCTATATGGTATAATTGAATTGAAATATGTATATAATTAAAATGAAGGGAAAGGACGGTAGGTGAAATTTAATGGCAGATTTTAAATTACCAACTTCAGTGCACGGTGACAAGGATGAAATGATTAAGACGACTCAGGTAGACAAGGACAAAATTGTTTGTAAGACGTGTGAGTTCGGTGAGGGTGAAAAAAGATATTTCAAGGGAGTATGTAGTTTTTATCCAGTAAAAAAGCCGGACAAGGTGCTTTTTGAGGGAGCTAACTGCGAACATTATATCAAAATAAAGAAATAAAGCCTATTTACAAATACTAAAAAATGTGATATAATTTATTAAATGGAATGTTTATTCAAATACTAAGTTTGAATGGGCATTTCCTTATTTTATGTAAAGGGAGAGATATTAGTGAGTCTAGAAGAATTAAAACAGTTTTTAGAGGACAATAAGGAAGACAAAGAAGTACAAGAATACCTAGAAGGGTTGTATCTAGTACCCAAGAAGGTGAAGGCATTTCTGGAAACAGATGCTGGCAAGAAATTAATACAGCCCGCACTAGATTCTTATTTTACTAAGGGGCTTGAGACGTGGAAAGAGAAGACAATGCCCAGCCTTATCGAGGAAGAAATTAAAAAGAAATTCCCTGATGAAACTGAAGAGCAGAAACGACTTCGGAAACTTGAAGAGGAACTGGCTAAGGAGAGACAGGCCCGCACCAAGTCCGAGTTGATTAATAAAGCAACACAGCTCGCAACACAAAAGGGGCTACCGGTTGAAGTAGTACACTATTTTGTGGGGCAGGATGAAGATGAAACTGTTAACAACTTGACTGCTTTGGAGAACATTTGGCAGGCAAATATTGAAAAGGTAGTATCAGAGAAGTTTAAGGAAAATGGAAGGATAGTCGACCCTAGTAAAAAGGACGACCCTAAAAACAATCCATGGAGCAAAAAGCATTTTAACCTTACTGAGCAAGGCCGAATCATTCGGGAGAACCCCGAGTTGGCTAAAAAGTTGATGGCTCAGGCAAATTAGTTTAACCTCTATTATTTTAGTGAAGGAGTGATACGTATGGCGTGGGCCGATATTACCGCTTACACTGCCGCGACCGCTGAAGCAAATGGAAGTTATAAATTTAAAGCAACCGTCTCTAAGGCGGGGAAAAATTTTACTACTGCTGAAGTAACAGCAACGATATCTAAGCTAACTGCTTAGTATGACCAAAAGCATTATTTTAAAAGGAGATGATTTGAATGCCGGCAACTCGTATTGCTAATATAATCGTACCGGAAGTTTTTAATAAATATGTCATAGAAAAAACAGCTGAACTTTCAGCTTTAGTTCAAAGTGGTATTGTTGTAAACGATGCTGCTTTTGACAAGCTGGCTTCCAGCGGCGGTCGCCTGATTAACATGCCTTTTTGGCAGGACCTAGGAGGCGCCGACGAAGTGCTGGACGACCAGAACCCCTTGCAGGTAAACAATATTGGTGCGGGGCAGGACATTGCGGTATTGCTTATGAGAGGTAAAGCTTGGGGCGTAAACGACCTTGCAAGAGCTTTATCTGGAGATGACCCCATGCGGGCAATTGGCGACTTGGTAGCTGCTTATTGGGCCAGAAGGGAACAGGCTATTCTGTTAGCAATTCTCGATGGTATATTTGCAGTAGCCAATATGGCGGGGAATGTTTTGGATATTTCTGGTGCCGCAGCTCCTGCAGTATCTGATATTACCGGGGCTACTTTTGTAGATGCCTTGCAATT